TAAAGCTAAATCACTAGCTGCAGAAGAAAATATTTTTTCACCCCTAGCTGCTAATACTTTATCTGCAAAGTTAGCAACCATTAATATTTTTTCACTAGAATTAGATGTTTGAGGAACTATATGATTTACATGTTTACGAAAACCATTCATTCTTCTGTATCCACCTTCAACGTCAGGCTCAAAGTTTTCTAAAACTAAAGCTTCTCCAGGTTGCATAAGAAAAGTGGACCTGTTTAAAACTAGCCCACCTTCACAGTTAAATGCTGCTGGTTGTACTTGAGAACTATCTGGCATTAAGTAACAACTCCAGAGGTAAAGTTCATAGATGATCCTGGTCTAACTATTACAGGTGATCTAACATAGTCAAACTTATTAATAAGTAGACTTTGCATATTTTTAATTCCCTGCTCAAACCTTTCAAAATTTAATTGGTAGTGAGCTTGTTCACCACGGTACATATAAACATAAGCTGTAGCACCATCTACAATTACAGGTCTAAACCTATCTGGTATAGAAGTAGTATCTCCATGTGCAGACAGGTCTGATGGGAATGTGTAGTAGTCAAACTCTAATGTGTATTGTTTATCTGGATAAGGGTAGAGAAGATAATTATTATCTGGGGTACGTACAATCTGTCTTGGTACTCCTCCACCCTCAAACTGTGTTACTGTAACTCCACTAGAATGTGTTTCAGCAGTAGTACTGTTAGCTCCTCTGGTGCATCCTGTAATATCATTACCTGAAACACCTGTATATGTAACCTCTTCTCCACCAATAAAAACTTTACCAGAAGAATCAAACCCTGTTGTGGATGTAAGTGTGAGAGTTGTTACAGAAGTAGAATGAGAACCATTAAGTGTTGTAGTTGCTATGTCATCTTCTTGATTAGCATAGTCATTATCTATATACTCGTAGTAATTTAGATTAGTAAGATTACTACCACTTGCACTAAGGGTTGTACTCTTTTTAATTCTAGCAGTGCTATAGTCTAGAGACTTTGTATCTGTCGGTACAGTATACCTAGCTACACCTGGAGTTAGTGTAGAACTGTTAGAGGAATGATTAAAAGAATAACCAAACTCTCTTTGATTAACATATCTGATAGCATCATTTACTGCATTTTGACATTGTATCTGAATACCCCTAGCACCAGTAAAATTACTAGAAGTAAGCACTACTTCATTCATACGTGTGATAACGTCATTAGTTAAAGTCAAGAAAGTAAGTGCCATTATGTTTCCTTTAGATAAGCTAAAGGGGCCACCTAAGTAGCCCCTAAAGTTATTTATGCAAGTAGATCACGGTCTACTTCATTTGCAGAACCTGACTGTGAAATATCATCCATGATAATGCAAACTGCATATACACGTAGAATACCACCAGTAATAGTTCCACTAGATGCCTGAATCTCTACATCAAGTGTATCTGCTGCTGCAGTAAACACTGGTAAATTTCCACACACACCTGAAGATGTAATTGCTGGTGTATGATCACCAACAGATGCACCGTCATAGTCAAATGATGCAGCAAAGATGTCTACATCAGTTCCTGTGATACCTATGTGAAAAGCAGAGTCGGTAGTAGTACCTTCCATTGCTGACACCACTTTGAATCCTGCGTGTAGGATCATAGTGTTTGTAGGTACAGCAATAGCTTGAATGATGTCATTCGCTGCTAAAGCTGTGCCACCGTTTTGCAAGATGGCGTCAGCCATATCAATATCGTTTTGCAATACAGTAAGCGCACCACGGAGTTTCTTATTCCCTGTTCCACCGTTGTTTGATGTGGAAGCAGAGTTGGTTGACATTGTAATTGTAGCCATAACTAAATACCCCCTTACGCTGCGTTATATTTGGCAGTAACGATAGCTTCTGGACGAAGTATCTTTCTACCATATAGATGCATACCACGAACGATGTCAGCAAAGCTGTCAGGGTCACGATATGTTTCCGTTTTGTTGATCTGCTCTGCAGTCGCTACAGCAGAATCATGTCCAGCAACAATCAAACCAAAGTTAGTATTTTGGTTAGCTGTGCCTGATGTACCTGGTCCATCGCCTACTGCTGGTAGGTTAGATGATGTGTACATACGGAAACCGTGGAAGTTGTTAATGACTAGGCCATTACGTAGTCCACCTGATTCACCGAAATCCGCATTCATAAAGCGTGAATCTTCATCGCGAAGTAGCTCCATGAACACCGGGTCTACAACCAGCCACCTGCCTTGTGTATCAACTTGCTGTTGATCAAGGAGNCTAGCCATACGAGCGACAACCATTGCTGGTGAAGCTGTTGCAGTCGGTAGTGATGTAGCACCTGGCATACGTGCTGTTAGAGGAATAGAATGATCCCCTGCAGATGCAGTTGTGATGTTAGCCATTGAAGACTTGATGATCTTCATTGATGACAACAACTCATCTGAGCCAGCAGTTGTTACAGACTTAGAACCGTTTACAGTTGTGTTAGCTGTATCTGGTGAGCCATGTAGTGCAGACTGTTTGAAGCCTGATAGATAACCTAGAACGTCTTGGTCATACTGATCAGACAAACGATATGCGGCACGATCTGTTGCAAGTTGCATGAAGTTTACATGTGAGTGGGCTTCCTCGATATCATCCATCTTAAAAGCATAGTAGTTCGCTTTGTCAATAGTTAACTGAAAGTCTTCATCATCTAAATCTTGTGCTGTGACTTGCGTGCCACGTGAATAAGCCTGAACAGAAATTTCAGGTTCTTTGATGATTTGAACCGTATCACCTTGGGCAGAAATCTCCCCAAAATAATCTGAGTTCGTTATTTCTCCTACAACAGTACTTTTGCGAAAAGCAATTTGTACCTGTTTGGAGTAGATTACTGGCGAGAAATTACCATTAGGTAAATTGCCGTAACCTGACGCTGATGTAAAAGCCATGATTAAATCCTCCATATAGATGTTTGGCTTAGATTTTAAGCAGAACACTTTGAAAGAGGCTAATGGTTCTAGGGTGCAAGCAGCTACACACATTGGCCTTGTGTATGCTGATGGGCCTATACTTTATTAGGTAGGTCTTATCTTAGTAGTCGGGCTTAGTATAGTAAAAGCACAAAGGTAGCTAATAATAGGGCTTTATGCTTTTACTTCATAAACATAGTTATATATACTTAATCCACTATGTCAATAGTTTTTTATCGTGCACCACCAGAAATATCATAAATAAACTTACCTGTTCGTATAGCTTCCATGATTTCATCTGATCTTGCTTCATATTGTTGTGTAGTCATCTTTTGTACTTGTGATTCTAGTATCTGTCCTGCTACACCTGCATCGTCAATCCTAGTGTTTCTTTTTGTCTTGACTTGAGATGCAGCGTCTTTAGTTGTTCTTTTCTTAGACTTGATGTCCATACCATTATCAACCTTGAATAGATCAATAACACGTACAACAGACCTTGGGTCATCTTGATTTTCGTACAAGGCATCCTGTACCCACTTAGGTTGTTCTCCTGCCCAAGTATGAAAGTCATCACTGTCACGTAGGTCATCAAAGTCAGGGTGAGCTTTGCGTATCTCACTCTCTGCTTTTGTGCGGTGAGTTTCAGCGTTTAGCTTATCTATCTCTTGCAGTCTCTGATCTGCTGCAGCAAACTTCTCATCTGCTTTCTTTGTAGCAATAGTTTCTACTATGCTTGCAATCTCAGGATACTTATTAGCCCAAGCTTCTATACTTTCATCTGAAGAGGGTGGACGTAGCTCACCTTTTACGGCAGTATCCATCTTAGCTTTTAGTTCTTTTATTTCGTCAGTCTGTTTGTTTAAGTGCTTGCGTAGATCACTATACCGTTTTTTATAAGTTCTTTCTTCTGGAGATAGCGTTGCTTCTTCAGCTTCTGTATTGGCCTCTTTCGCTTCGGCTGTTTCTTCTTCGTTGGATTCTTCTGTGTTCCCTTCGATGAGGGCTTTAAGTTCTGCCTCATCTTTTTCTATTCGTTTCTTATTTGCGCTTCGGTTTGCTTTAGTTTGTACAAATCCTGCATTCTTTGGTGTTTCCACTTCTGTTAGTTCTGGCATTTAGTTTTCCTTATGTTGGGGCCAGCCGTAGCTGGGTAGCCTTATTGTTATATGGATTTA